ATCACCTTTTTTCAATCTTGTAGCTCTTTGAGCCACTGTTGTATAAAGTGCTTTATTAACCTGCATTTTTGGCACAGCCAGTACATCTTTGGCAGTTTTCTTTTTAGATTTCTTTACATCTTTTGTTTCGTTAGCATTTTGAGATGTAGTATTTTCAACCTTTTCTTTTTCCTTTTTGGTCTTTTTAAGTGTTGAACCTACTTTTTCAGCAGTTTGTTCAGTTTCTTTAGAAGGTTTAGGTGGTTCATCTACAACTGGTGCATCTTTCTTCATGTAACGACCAGTTTTAGGGTCACGAACCCTTCCTTGTTCCGCAATAATCTTTTTAATTAAAGGTGTAAGAATATGTTCTCTGTAACCTGGTTGAGCAGCTAAATCATTTTGCCTCTTTTGCAGTTCTTGTTTAGACATTTTTTGGCCGAGTTTCACCAAAGCGTCTATTTGTTTTTTAGTCAGCTCGCCACTATTCAAGAGCTCATTGATTTTATTCTCATTGAACATCTTTTCGAATTCACCAGTTTCCATCATCTGGTCGAATGTGTGTTGTTTCATTTACTTGCTGCGTTTCGTTGTTTAATTTTCTCGTTTTCTTCTTCTATGTACTGGGAAAGCATTGTAACATAAATTTCACGCTCCCAAGGTATCATACCATCAAGTTCAGACAAACTATATTTGTGGTGTTGCATCAATGCAAAGTTTGTCCTATAATAATTTCTTAAATTGTCATAACGAAACATTAACCGAAAAAATTTTCGAGGCCCTCCACCTCAATCAAATGCTGAAAACCACATTTCTTACATACACAATCAATCTTCTTATTCAACTTTGGTAAGTTATTGAAGAACGATTCAATTTTTGCAAACTGCTCATGGTTCAACGATTCAACAAAATCAACCAACTCTTTTCTAGGAGTTTCTTTTGCATAGTAATACTGTTCACCATCAAACAAATATTCAATACTTTCAATAATCATATTGAAGGCCATGTCTCCTGCATTTTCAATCTTAGATGTTTTTTCCAAAATTGAGAATTTGGGATAATTCAATTTCATACTAATCGTATTGGTCAACTGAATTTCATCTTTGTTATCTTCTGTTAATTCAACTTTGATATCCAATAAGTTTATTGACACATCCATTGAGTTGTTGCATACTTTATCGTCTACGGTGTTCTCACATTTGTATTTGTTTTCAACAACTTCACCAACAGACCTTGCTCGGAGTTGAATGAAGTAGTATTCAACATCTAAAATAGGCATAGAATCAATATCAATTCCTTCTGTCAAGGTACAATTATGGAGAACTTGTTTAATGTTCTTTTCAATAGTATCTTTATCGTCAGATTCCATTGCCATCATTAAGTTTCTTTGCTCTTTTACAAGAAACGGGCGAAATCTAATTAGTTTTTTGGATAATGGTAAAGTCAATTCATAAATTGGTGAATCAATTTTTGGTAAAGCCATAGTTTAGTTCCTTTTCATATAATGTAAAATATTTATTGAGCAGCAGTTCCACCAATACCTCGTCCTTGAGAACTGTTCAAAAGTATTTGTTGTGTTAGAGCTCTAGCTTGTTCAGGAGTATAATTAAAATTATTTGGATCATTAGCCGGATTATATGTACGGTCATCTAATGATACTAATGATCCGGTTAATGAAATTGGAACAGGTTTTTGAACTGGTGGCACTTCGATTGTTTTCCATCTTGTATAAGAAAAGGTGACAGTTAATTTATGGAAATCATCTGTGTTCCAATTTAAATCCATTTGATTCATTGAAACTGGAAAAGCATCAACTAGTTCAACAATATATGATTTTTGATTATATAAATCATACTGGTTAATTTTTATAGAAGGTGCCACATAAAAGCTTTTATATTTAAAATCGGGTCCTTGTGAAGCACCATAAATCCAATCAAACCATGCATCGAAAAAGTATTTTTCATTCATCGTATCTGAAACGATAAATGTCATATCAATATCGTTAAACACAGGCATAGCTGCATGTTTTTCAATAGGGTTTGTACCAAATTTTTGTTCTACTGTTGAAAAAGTTTTACCCGGAAGTTGTGTTGTTTCGCAACGGAAAGTTAAAACTCTTTCCATATTATTCCGTTTAGGCCAAGAAAAAACTTCAGTGAGTTTATTGGGTAATGTTATTTCAACATCAAATTTACTTGGTCTAGCTAAGTCAGTTTTTGCAAAACTATTGATAAAGTTACTAATATTTGACATTATTCTTCCTGATTAAAATGGGCCATATGGTCTTTATGTTCCTGCACAGAATCTTTCCACACAGTAGATGTGCGAGCACCTCTAAATTGTTGTATTGGCAACATTGCTGCCACATCCCATTCATTAGGCTGTATCATTAACATCTTCGACCTGACTTGGGAGAATAAGTATCTTTTCAACATAGGTCTGAACTCAGCATACCTTTTGGCAGAGTTTAGGATTTCGTAGGACACACGCATACGCTTTATATCATCTTCTGGTGTCAACCGTGCAAACCTCATTAACTTGGACATAAATGCCATTCTCATTTTTACCGGCAAGTAATGTAAGTTTATTCCTAAGAATCCATCGTTATACTTCTCCAACACCAGAATAACAGGAAATTTATCCCAATAAGGTAAATCAGCCTTGGTTTTGGGGTCATAGAAGAAACAATACATCATTCCTGTACTGAATGCAGACTTTCTTCTAAAGGTTTCAGCATTTATTGACGCAGGTATTCTATCAGGTCTTTTTATTTCAGCAATTTTGTCTTGCAACCAAGCAATAGAATCCTTTGACATGGTTTTATACCCTGCCGTTGCCTTCTGTTCCGCTAGTGATGTTAATTTAGATGCCATGTACTATTTATGTTGTATAAATAAGTGTATGTCGCCGGATTGCCGTCCGCACATACTCTAAAGCTAAAAGGAGCCTCAGCATAACTATGTATAGCATTACTATTACTCAAAAGCAGTTTGACGAATTAAATAAATCATTGTCAGGGATATTTGAAGTTGAATATGTTCATATTGAGGCAGGTGAAACGCATCTTGAATGTGTGAACAGTGGTTTTGGTGGAAAAACAATTGGAACCACAGGATATAAATTTACTGAAGAACAGAGAAACAATATAAGTATATCATTGAAAGGTAAATTTATCAGATTTGGTAAGAAACACTCGGAAGAAACTAAAAGAAAAATATCCGAATCTAAAAAAGGTATAAAATTAAGTGAAGAAACCAAGAAAAAAATGAGTTTGTCGCAAAGTGGTAGAAAGTTAAAACCGGAAACGATTGAAAAAATACTACAGAAAAGAAAAGGTAAACCTGCTGGAATGAAAGGTAAGAAAAAACAAACGACCACTTGTCCCCATTGCAATTTAGTTGGAGCAAAGAGTTCGTTGAAAAGGTATCATTTTGAAAAATGTAAAAATTATTTAAATCCCAATTCCCTTTCTGTCCAAATTTGAAATTCCCAATTCCTATCCAAACAAAACTCCCGAGCGGCATGCCATTTAGCTTGATTTACACCCCATGTGGTAACCTCTTGAATATACTGTTTTGTTATTTTTTTCTTTCTTTCAGGTTCATTTGTTTGTTTAAATGGTTTAACTTCCACCAACATAGTTTTCAGTAAATCATCTTTTGTTTTATATTTTATTAAAAAATCAGGAAAATACCTATGGTGTCTACCATCTATTGGTGATACATATGGTATGATGAGTTCTTCTGAGGACCAAGATATTATATATGGTTCCTTATCCAAGTGTGACATGACTCGCGCTTCCCAGGAAGAGCGATAAATAATGTTAGTGTAATCACCCACATACTTCTGTGGATATTTGGGAATAAATTTGCCTGAGTATGCCATAAATAGTATGTATAAACTTTTTTTTAAAGAAATAAATGACTGACCAAACCTCATCTTATACTGAAACTCCAGGTACAAATTCCAAAATGGTAATGTCAGATGGTGGAGTTATTAACCTTCCCGGTGTTGGTCGAGGTATTGTTACCACTCTTAAAGTTGAACAGGGTCCAAAAACTATTGTTCAACAAACAGCTCAAGACCAAACAAAGGCTGCACAAAATTCAAACAGTCCTCTAAGTAAATTAAATACACCAGACAGAAAATATTCTGTCACCACTTTAAGATACCCATATGATTTAGCTACAGACGGAACAAAAACACATTGGGTCCAGTTTTCTATTAGACAAATAACTCCTGGAAAATATAATGGTGGTGACAATAAGAATAATGTACTTTCGAGCGCAACTTCATTTGCGGCCGCGCAAGAAACTGCAAGTACTGGAATGAATTTACTTAAAGAATCTTCTATAGGTTCTATAGGTCAAAAGATTACTGATAGTAATG